CAAAGAATCCTTCATAATAACAACACCAAAATTACGTCCCCAACATGTAACATCCATTAGAACCACTACCGGACGAATGAGAAGGGCGGGCAGTTCTTCTTTATAAGATTTGGTAAGCTTCCGATAAATAGTCCTGGTTGATACTCCGTATTCTTCTGAAAGATCTTTGATAGTAAGATTACCTTTAGAATAACGGATGTCAACCATAGCATTAGTGAGTCGCTTATGTCCAACAAAAGTCCTCTTACAGGACTTACAATACCAGCGTTGACTACCATTGAGACGGCCACGCTTTATAGTCGATTTCGAGCCACAATAAAAGCAGATTTTTTGCCATAAAAATATAAATAGAACAAAGATAATGACTATTAGCGAGTTACAAGGATTTTAAGCACACTTCTGTCATATAAGCCGAAAATTGGAATCAAATAAGATACTGATTATGAAAAGATATATATGGCATTTTTTTTTCGCATTGTTGATATTGACATCGTGCGAACAGAAAACGGAAAAGCGAGTCTCTTTTACCGAGCTGTACCACTTTTATGATAGTTATACCGGCAAATACGAGGATCTCCATCATGTATATAGTGATGTATCTTTAGTGGCAAACAAGTTGCAAAGGTTTTTAGATTTATGGGGGGTATTTTGAAATGGCAAAAAATAATTACGGCAATTTGAGAGGATGAAAAATTATAAATTGCTATAAATCAATACGTTAAATATCAGCTTGTTTGAAAAAGCCGTGAGTTACTTTGAAACGGCAAAAAAAATAATCGGACATTTGTGTTACATTTATGTGACACAAAAGAGGGAAATGTAACATTTTAACCCCTCAAAATGTTACATCTCTCTTCATAATGTAACATTCTGCGGGGAAATTCATGTAATATACAATTTATTGAACTAATATTTTGAGTAGAGATTATTTCTAGACTGTCTACTTACGGAGGTCTCCATTCTCGTCAAAAAAATAATTTTGGTTGGGAAACTTATCGTCAAGGATACTATTTGAAATTTCATTTAAGACAGTTTCATACCTATTCAACAATGAATATACTTTCTTGTCCTTTACTATAAGACCTTCAAACTCAGATAACAGTTTTTCTTTTGATATTTGACCATATTCAAAACTATCATATAGTTTATAAAAATTATTCCAAATATGGTTGTCGGCAATAAACCCAAAAATGATCTCTACCGACCCTGAAATATTATCTGTAACCCTTTTTGTGTCTGAGTAATTGTATCTATTGATAAGATAATTATACAAGGAAGACATGCCATTGAATGACTTAAAAATTTGATATTCCTCTTCCATGTCTCCACCATATCTTTTCGGGAAATCTGTATTATCCTCTGCTCGAGTGTTTATAGGTTTTTCGGTCGTACCAAGCAACAGCCAGTGCAAATCAACATCTTTGCATTTTGCAAGAACAATATCATAATCAATAGTATTCCTAGAGTACCAATTAGAAATTGTTTGTTTGGTGACCCCAAGAAATTCAGAAAGAGCCTTATTGCTTTTTAGCCCATAAAACTCTTTAATTTTATCCAATATACACGTTTTGTTAACCATTTAAGAATTTTTAACGTTCGTCTTGTGTACTATTTCAAAATGTGTACTACCTTTGCGCCATAATTATATTATTGTTCACAAAAGTACAAAAAATATGGCATTATCCATTGAGTATCGCAAGAAAATTTCCGAGAGCCTCCCTCGGGGGGGCAAAATCTGCCATTGCAAAAAAGCTGGGTATCCAACGGCAAAACATTTCTAACTGGTTTCTCAATGGTAGAAATCCTAGAATAGAAAAGGCCGTATTGGACTGTTTCGCCTCCTATACAAAGGAAATTGAGGCGGAGAGGCTAAGGCAAAAGGAAGTCATCGCATTTCTTGATAAGATAGACTAAATAACGGCGCCAATCACTTATAAAGGATGCAGTTGCAGCAGGGCATAACCATCAACGGCTTTTCCGACCGGCAGGCTTCAGACAGTTACAAACACCGTCTGTTGCTTGCGGGCACCCGTAATACGGCTTTGTACATGCCGCGTTACTCGGACGACATCTCACCGGCAAAAGCCGCCGGTTATGCCTCCCTGCACGCCGTGCTTGCCGAAGCGGCAAGTATCTATGCTGCGGGCATGGTTAACGTGTACTCGAACGTGTTATCTCCGCTTCATGAAGCATTTAATGCGATTTACCCGAACAAATACAGTTATTACCGCTTTGCGCGCTATATGAGAGAGGCGCAAACCGGTGATATTTTTAACATTGTCGTTGACCGTCGGGGCGGAAACAACAGAAAGATAAGCCCAATGTGTAAAAACTGGCTTTTCGACTTGATGAGAAGCGGTAAGAAATACGGTACGCCCTATATGCACAAGGTGATATGCGAGTGCTGCGACCAATACGGCTATAAGAAGCCGTCTTTGTCGTGGGTGAAAAAGAACTATTATACCTTAATGCCCGTCGTCTACAAGGAACGGTACGGGGATGATGAGTTCAATTACCAGCAAATGCCTTATGCCGGCATTATACCCGCAGAAAAGCGTAACGAGCAATGGCAGATTGACGGCTGGCGGCTCCCTTTCTACATGGACGGCTGGCGTACACTCACTTTGTTTACCGTATTAGACGCGTACAGCCGTAAAATAGTAGGTTATTGGGTAGCAGAAACAGAAAATACCGAAACCATTTTGCGAGGACTGGAGAATGCCGTACAAAATACGGGTGTTTTACCTTGTGAAATCGTAAGCGACAATCACAGTTTCAACCAAACCAAAGAAGCGGACAATTTTAAAGAGCTGATCGCTTCAAAAGGTTGCACATGGACGGTAACGAGCAACCCGCGTTATAAATCACTGATCGAACGCTGTTTTAACACCTTTGGAACGTGCTTTTGCAAGGATAAGCGGGGGTACGTGGGAGAGGGTATTCGGAGCCGTCGCAAAAATGCGCGTACCACGCAGGAGGAACTCGACAAATACACCCGTGCCGGCAAGTTCTACAGTATGGACGAGCTGAAAAGTCTTGCAGCGGTACTTGTGGAGGAATACAATAATACAGGCGTAAACGCTCATGAAGCCCCTACAGTGCTTTATGATGCAGCAGAAGAGAACGCCTTACCGCAAGGTGAAGCCGACAAAATACAGCTATTCATACGACGAACGGAAACAACCGTAAGACGTGGACAAATAGACATCGTACGAGGCGGTAAAACTTATGAATACCAGTTGAATGCAAAGAACTATTCTGTTTTGAATAATCAAAAAGTTGCTGTCCGTTATTCTGATTACAGTATGCTTTATGTGTACAATCTCAAAACAGATGAGTTTATTTGCACCGTATCACAAAAGGAGTATGCGCATGGTGCTAAAGCCAATCAGACACAGAAGGATATTGATATTCTTAATCGCCAAAAGGGGCGTATTGAGGGTATTAAAAAGATACATAGGGAACACGCTGAACAGATTAAGCGTGCAGCGTATGCCATAGACCCGTATGCCGCCGAAGCAATGAATGCAAGGACAACCCCGAAGACAGTACTTGAAATGATGCGCCAAAACGGTAAGACGCAACTTGAGGCAGACCGTTTAGGCGTTGATGTCGGTGCACTCACGTGTATAAAGGCGCAAAGCGAAATAACACCTATTGACTTAACCCGAAAAGCCCCCCAACAAAAAGAGCGGGAACGTAAACCATTCACCAAAGAGTTTACGGGACTTGAAAAGATAACGAGGTGATAACCAAACATAAATGAATATGAAAGATAAGAAATTATTAAAAGACCTAATCAACGACTACTGTAAGGAAAAGGGCATATCAAAAGCAGACTTTTCCCGTCGTGCAGGTGTTTCGGGAGCAACCCTCTCGAGTATTGAGAACGGACGTTTTGACTTAATCAGCGATACAATGGCAAACCGGCTTTTCGCTATGCTTAACGATGCAGGCGGGCAAGCCATTTACAAAACGCGTGATTTTAATGCCGTGCAAAAGGCGTGTGATGTGGCAAAACAGTATCATTTCATGATAGGTATAACCGGAGATACGGGAACGGGAAAGACAACTGAGCTTACGCACTTCTCAAGGAGCCGGAACGTCTATAAAATAACGCTTACCAAGTCGATGCACCAAAAGTTTTTCCTTGATACTTTTCTTAAAGAATTAGGGCAGGAATGTTACGGGGCATTGGGAGACAAAGTGGTAAAAATCGTTGATTTTCTCAACACAAAAACCGATGCGCTGGTATTGATCGACGAGGCGGGAAAAATTACGCCAAATGTTATGCTGCTGCTTCATGACATACGAGAAGCCACAAAACATAATTGCGGTATTGTCATGGCAGGCATGCCGTACTTTAGGAGTAATTTGGAGAAGTATGCCAAACGCCAACAAGTAGGCTTTGCCGAGTTCTTGCGCCGTATAAACCTATGGCAGGAACTGGACGGTTTGAACCGCGCCGAGATAGAAGCCATCATCGATGACAAGGGATATGATAAGGAGGCTGATATACAAACGTTTGCAGGTCTTAGACGCTTTGCAGACTTAGAGAACAAAATATTATTGGACAATGTGTTAAATGGAGGTTTCTAACTATGGTACAGATCGAAAATGAAAAAGTGATTATTGAAATTGCAGAAAGCTTTCCCGGTGATTATATCAGAGAATTGCACAATTCTTTGTGCACTCTGATACATGGCTATGATAGCGCGAATTTCTCACATGAAAATATACAAATCATAACGGACTTTATAAAGGAACTTATACCCGAAACAGAGGAATTAGACAGAATATATAAAAACAAAGAACTTAAATAATATGGTGACTTATAATGAAAAAAAAATAAGAATAGAGATTAAGGACGATTGCCCCGATTTCTATGTAAGTAAGCTGGCAGAATGTCTGACCGGTATTATTGTAGGACAAAAGGATGATTTCTTTTACCTCAACCAAGAACATGTCAACAATGCGTTGATGTTTTTACGCGAACTTCTACCGGATACAAATCAAGTATTAAGAGGCTATGCAAAAGACAAAGGAAAAGAAAGTATCGCTCATTAAACTTTTTTATGCAATGCTTACCAATAGCGGGTTGCAGGCTTTTAAATATAACATAGTTTTTACCTTTACAGCCGGTCGTACCGTCCACGTGTCAGAACTCAACAGTAAGGAGCTGCAGGAACTTTGCGACACAATGCGCAAAAAGGGCTTTCCTGTTACTCAACGCGAAACCCTCGAATATCGCCTTAGGCGCAAAATATACGCCCTATGCTTTGATGCAGGCATTATTTACGGTCATACGCAAGAAGACTGGAAAATGAACTTTGCAAAAGTCGATGCGTTTTGCATGGAGCGCGGAGCAGTGAAAAAAGGAATCAAAGAACAGAATCTAAACGAATTAAAAAGAACGCTGAAACAATTTTCTGCAATAGCAACTAAACTACAGAAGCGGCAAAATCGTGTATTACTCGTAGCACGGCTTGAAAGTGACTTAAATGAAGCTATACAGGCTGAAAACTTTGAACTTTGCGCCTCAATAAGAGAACAGATTAAACAATATAAATTTAAACGTTAAAACAAAACAAGGACAATGACACAGCATTTTTTCAACACTCTTAACGGTAAAGAAAACAGCGTAAGCATTTTGTTGTACGGTGACATCGGAGAAGGGCTACAGGTAGACAGTAAAGCGGTGGTAGAAGAACTTATAACACGTGCCGCGCGTTACCCGAAAATCGATGTACGGATAAACAGTTGCGGGGGTGATGTCTTTAGCGGTATGGCAATCTTTAATGCCCTTAAAACATCAAAGGCAGACATTACCGTTTACATTGATGGAGTGGCGGCAAGTATTGCCGCTATCGTAGCCTTATGTGGCAAGCCTCTGTACATGGCACCTTATGCAAAGCTAATGCTTCACAGCGTAAAAGCTGGTGGATATGGTGATGCCAAACAGCTTGAGCAGACAATACAGCTCATCAAACAGTTGCACGGGGACTTGTCGAATATGGTGGCAGAACGTCTTAACATTACCCCCGAAGAGGTGGAACAACGCTTTTTTGACGGTACAGACCATTGGTTTACGGCACAGGAAGCCTTGCAAATGAAGCTGATTAACGGAATTTACGAGACGGATGCAACAGAGTCTCCAAAGGTGGGGGAAGATGTTTATCAATACTTCAATAACCGTTTAAGCGGTATTCAATCAAGCAATCAGAGTTTCTTTACGTACTTTGCAGAACTGAAAGAAAAAGCAGGAAGATGGGATGCCTACCTGCGTACAAATTCCATATTCGAGAACAAAATAAAAGAATTGGAAGTATTGGGAGAGTTAAAGCCTTCTGAAAAGATGATGCTTCAAAATGCCTCAAAGGGTAACCCCATTGAGTTTAACCGTTTGGTGGAAGCTAAAAGGGCTGAGTTGAGGAACGAAGCACAGATGACATTTGAGAAGCTCACCCACAGCCGTGCGCTGTGGCGTTACTTTGCCACAGATAGAGATGCAATAAAGGAGTTCGCACTATCGCAGCCGCGGCTGTTCAAGAAAATATTTGAGACTTTCCGACAGCCTGCAGCCGAAGTGTGGGAAGGCGATATTCGGGCAAACTGGACACTGGAAGACTACAGGAAGTACGACCCTTTGACATTACAACGCAACCCCGATTTAGTATTAAGATTATCCGGTAAACAATAACCCTAAAAATAAATTATAAAAAATGGCATTACAAAAGGAAATTTGGGTAAATCAGATTAAACAAAACTTTTACCCCGACAGTTCGTTTTTGAACTTCGTAAGAGATTTTAGTACACTGGTGGAATTCGACGCTATCAATATTGCGGAAGCAGGCGTAGATCCCGATGTGCTGATAAACAACAACACTTATCCTATTGCGGTAAAGCAGCGCGTAGACAGTAACCAACATATCGAACTGGACAAGTTCGAGACGGAGAATACGCTTGTACGCCGCCCCGAGGTTATCGAGTACAGTTACGACCAACTCGAAAGTGTACTTATGGGGCATCGCAGCACCCTTAGGGCATCCACTGCAAAGAAAGCTGCACATGCTTTCGCACCAATGAAGAACGGAACGTATACACCCGTGATAACAACAACAGGAGAGAAGACAAGGGATGGGCGTAAACGATTTACTGTGGCGGATATTTTAGCACTAAAAGAGGAGTACGACATGATGGACGTACCATTGGAAATGCGTTATCTCGTCTTAAACCCGAAACATGTTTCAGATCTTATTTTGTTCGATACAAAGGCTTTCAAAGATATTGTGGATCTCGTGGAGGGAGTACCCAGACGCTTTGCCGGCTTCAACATGCTTCAAACAAGCATCACCCCTACCTACAATGCCACAACACTTGAAAAGGTGGCTTTTGGGGCAGGAAAAGCCGCAACAGATACGTTTTGCTCGTTCTCGTATTGCTCGGACGAGGTGATGAAAGCAGACGGGGAAATCTACCTTTATTCGAGGTATGACGATCCCGAACAACGTGGTACAATCGTAGGCTTTGATAAACGTTTTGTGGCAATGCCTATACGCAATCGTGGAATTGGTGCGATTGTATCCGCAAAAGATTGATATTTTCATTTTTTGTTTGGTTATTGAAAATAGGAAGAGGGCGGCCTTGTAGAAAGGTCGTCCTCTGTTATGTTATTCCTTATCGTGCCCAAATAGGGAATTTAAATGTTATTCTATCATCATTTAATTGGTATTAAAAAAACATTTACATCACCTTTAAGTAACAATAAAACGCATCTGTTTTTTGCCGTTTCAAAATAACTCGCACAGATTCAACGGGACTTCCCAGAATATATGTTGATACGTCAAGGACTGTTGGTTATACTCAATTTACAAAGGTTCTGTTGCTATATGGATATAATCTTAAGTTGTCAGCAGACAAAAAAACTTATCAACCTATAGGGGATAATTATTATGGCATCTGCTTTTCTCATGGGTTTGCTGTAGATACGCTAAATATGATAGTTGACAACGAACGGTTATTTACTCTGTATAAAAAGCAGGCGGCAGCGTGTGGATTTGAAAAGTTGGATTATGATAGTAATTTTTATTCACGAATAGTAAGTCATACAGATACAAATGATTATGGTGGCGGATACTCTGTAGGTTTTCTGAGAAGCGATAAAGAGTCCTTATTTCGAGATGGGGATAAAATAATAACAGTGAATGGGAAATATCGTATAACGTTAGTTTATGACCCTTAAAACCTGAATAAACATTCAAGATAGAAGTGCAATTTCTTAATGGGTGTTTGTAAGAGTTGACCTCCGTGTCGGACGCGGACGTTCTTGGCGCAAAGCGACAAGGTTGGCCACATCCGACACGGAGGAATAAAAAACAACCGGCAATGCAAAAAAGACAAAAGGGAGACCGCTGTCTCCCAAGGATTAATTACTTTTGTATTGTCATATGTACAAACACTTAACCCGTGAGCAAAGGTACGCAATCTACCTGGGAAAACAAAAGAAACAGACCAATAAAGCAATTGCCCGGCGGATAGGGGTCAGTGAATCAACCGTAAGTCGTGAGCTGAAACGCAATGCGACAAAGAACGGCAAGTATGTCCGGGACAAGGCCGATGCCCTTTCCCAAGAACGCATGCACCGTGCTCCGGGCAACCGTTCCGTGAGCCGGTTGCTCCTCCGGCGCGTGCGTGAGCTCATCACCGGAGAGCAATGGTCCCCTAAGCAGATATCCGGCTACCTGGGCAAGGAGGGCGTGAAGATCTCCCACGAGACCATTTACAAGATGATCCGCAACGATGCGGGTGGGACACTTGCCGCCAACTGCCGCCATAAGATGAAGTATCACCGCAGTCCCTCTCGCAGGCATGTAACCAAGGCTCCGGGTATCAGGAACAGGGTAAGCATACACGAACGTCCGAAGGAGGCAGACGGCAGGCGGTTCGGGGACTGGGAGATGGACCTGATTGTCGACAAGGACGGCAACGCCATCCTCACGATGATAGAACGCAGCACGAACTTCCTCATCATGGAGAAACTCAAGCATGGCAAGAAGGCCATGCCGCCGGCAAAGACCGTATGGAGGCTGCTCATGCCATACAAGGGAGAGCATCTCAAGACCATCACTACGGACAACGGAAGTGAGTTTGCCGAACATGAGTGGATGGCACGGAAGTTGGGACCGGATATCTATTTCACGGATGCATACTCTTCATGGCAGAAAGGGGCTGTAGAGAACACAAACAAGCTCATCAGACAATATATTAAAAGGGACGGATATAAGTACCGTCACAGACAAAAGAATTAA